ATTTCTACTTTTTCTTATACTTTTCCTATTCTTCTTATTTCTACTTTTTCTTATACTTTTCCTATTCTTCTTATTTCTACTTTTTCTTATACTTTTCCTATTCTTCTTATTTCTACTTTTACGTTTAGACTTTTTGTAATAAGTTTCTGCCTTTAATTTTTTTCCTACTCCAATGCCTTTTAAATAACATTCATAAAGTCCTCCAAATCTATCATAACCATCTGGCAAAACATCAGAATTTCCGCAATACTTTTTAGTCTTATCTATTGGATTATAAGGTTTTAAAAAATTCTTGTCAGGTTCACTTTCAAAACCAAAGCTTTTTCCTTTTAACAAACATGAATATCTTGTTCCTAAAGTCTTTTTACCGTTCAAAAGATCACTATGATTTGCATTATTTCCACAATACATTTATATAAAGATTAATAAATAATATAAAATATGACAGATAAAATTGATAAGATTTATCTTTTAAATCTTGAAAAGAGAAAAGATCGATTTGACCATTTTATAAAAGAATGTGAAAGAGAGAAAGTTGATATGAAAAAATTAAATGTTTTTAAAGCATTAGATGCTGAAACTTATAATTTTAAAGAAGAAGAGAAGAACCTTTTTCATAAAGATATGGATTTTAAAAGTTATACTTGGAAAGGATGTGTATGTAATCAATTAGGACATTATTATATGATAAAAGATATTGTTGATAAAGGTTATGAGATATGTTTAATATTTCAAGATGATTCTAAACTTAAAAAGGGGTTTTTAAAAGAATTAGATCTTGTTATAAACAATCTTCCAGATGACGCAGAAGTTATATGGATAGGATTGCATAAAGTCGCAATTTTGTCTTATTTTGAAGATTTTCCTATTGATGGAGAATATGATAAATTTTATATAAAAGAAAAAATAAATGACTATATTTCAATTTATAAAAATGATGTTAATCCAGCTACATTAGCTTATATAATAACGAAATATGGCGCAAATCAATATTTAAAATACATTAACGAAAATAAAATTGAAAAGGTTACAGATGAAAATTTTAACAAATACCTGATTGATAAAAATAAAATGTACGGATCTAATACTATTTTAGTTACCGGAAATTCAAAATTTAAAAGTGATATATTTAAATATGATAATAACGCATTAGAAAGAGAAATGATGGAATTATTAGAAATTTAAAAGAAGATTATTTTTATTTTTTTTTATTTTAATGTTATAATAAAATAAAATGAATCTACAATTATTAGGTTTTGGAGTATTTCTACTCGTAGTAGGTGTATTTAGCATTGCATCATCATCAATCGGAATCAATTGTTATAACAAATGCGATTCTGCCAAATCAGAAAGCAAGAACAACTTTAACTTTTTAGTAATCAATCTAGTTCTATCTATCTTGTTAACTCTAGCTGCCTTAGGTTTTCTATACCAGTTAGTAATGCTAAATAAATTTTCTAATTTATTAGCTTGAGAATAATATTCACTAATATTCACAATAATTTGGAACATGAGGTATTTTAGGGTTATAAAAACCTTTCTTCTCGGCTGCCACTAGTAATTCATCTAATATTTTTTGGAATTTATCAGTATGTCCTATTTCGTCGCAAATAGTATGTGCTATTTCGTGTAACAAAACAAGCATTAATTGATTTTCGTGATAAAGCTTACCTTTTTCATCTTTTTTACATATATGAACATATGTTTTATTTATGGTATAGCTTCTTTTCCCTTCAAAAAATTTAAGTTTTGGAATAATTTTAGTTACAGCTGGATGAACATCTTTAACTTTTTCAACTAAAGTTAATACATATTCATCTTCAGGCTTGTCTTCATAGTTTTCTCCTACTTCAGATATAATTTGGTAAGACAATAGTATAAATAAAAAGATTGCGAGAAATATATCTACATATTTAGAGTTTAATCTTAATTTTATTAAGAGTATAGCTAATAATATGATTAGAGATAAAAGTAATAAATAGCTTTTCTTGGACATTCTCATTTATTTATAAAAATGAAAATAAACAATAAAAAATACAAGATTATAAAAAAAAAGAGATGGAAGAAATTTTAAAGAAACTGTGTACTAAAAAAGAGAACTCTGATATCTTGAAAAAAAATATTAAAAACTACATTAAAAATAGTAGTGATAGTAATATCACTGAAGAGGATTTATTATATGAAATCGGTTTTATTATCAAAAATGAAAAAGAAAGTGTAAAAAATACATTTGATTTATTAAAAAAAGACAAGTTATTTCATAATCATCCGAACTTTGATGATATTTCAAAAAAACTAGACGAAATGGATCACTTTATGGATAAACCATTTGAGGTCACAGAAGGTGTTAATGAATGCAGAAAATGCAACAGTAAACGAACACTATCTTATAACAGACAGACAAGAAGCGGAGATGAAGGTCTTACTGTTTATGTGTTTTGCATTGAGTGTAAACATAGATACACAATGAATAGCTAAATTATATTATTTATGAATTAAATAATATAAAATACTATAAATATGATTAGAAATTTGATGGAAGCTATTGACGTATTATGTTCTTATGGAGAAGAAAAAGAAAGTAAAGAAGAAAATAAAAATGAAATAAAAAAAGTAAGAAATTTTTTAAAAATAAGGAATATAAATAATGATATTAATAATAACAATGAAATTATAAAAAATATAGTAGGTGAAAGCAATTTGACAAATGTGATAAGTACATTTTTGACAAGTTATATGAATACAGAAAGTACTAATATAAATAACCAAAATAACCAAAATAACATAAATAATGATATATTTTACGATTGTGAAAATCCTTTATATTTTTGCGAATGTGATGAAGAAATACAAAAAAATAGATCAGAATGTGTCATTTGTATTGAAAATATAAAATATTTTGATAGAGTTATAATTACAAAATGTAAACATGTATTTCATTATGATTGTATTACAACATGGATTAGAAATATGAAAACATGTCCTACATGCCGAACAGAAATTTAAATTAAACTAAATTTAGGACTATTTATATTTTTTTCAAAGTTTTTCTTTATAACATTTAATTTTTTTCTTATATTATTCAATTCGTCGTCTAAAATTGATTCGTTTCTATTTGTATTAAAACTTTTTATTTTAATAGAATTAGAAGGGTTTATTTTGTTTACAATTGTCAAATCGTCTATTATTAGTGTATTATAAGGCCCGTAGTTTTCAATGTCATATACATCCCATAATAGATTAAGGTTTTTAATTTGTTTATCTCCATATATATCTTGGCTATATTCGCAGTTATTTGAATTCAAAACATATTCAACTTTTCTTCCATTTTTTTCTATAACATTTCTTACAATAAAATCTACATAATCAGGACTTGCTGCAGACCATACGTTGACGTTAAAATTTTTAAAAAGCCAATCGAGAAACTTTTGAAGGTTTGGTCTTTCAAAAACAATATAATCATCGTCTAATCGATGATGTTCTAGTTTATTTAGATAAGAATTTTTTCTAAATTTATCAGGTGTTATAGAATATATTACTGTATTGTCAAGATCTAAAAAAACATTTATTTTTTTCCTTTTTGGCATTTGGTATAAGTATTTATTTATTATTAAATAATAAATAAATATATCAATTCTCTTACATACAATATTTAAGATAAATCTGAGGTGTAGGCTTATTCCATCCCATATTTCTTAAATTTTTTATAGCCTGATCATTACACATTTTTTCTGCTTCTTTTCCATACCCAATTCCTTCTCCGATTACTATTTTTTGTTTTGTATCTTGTTTTTCTAATAAAGCTACAACTTTAATTTTTTCATCTAATGCTGATAGACTTTCTATAACTTGTTTTGGTGGATATATGATTTTTATTTGCGGATAATAATCTGATGTTTCTTTTACTAAAGTCGTAGATGATATTAATTCTTCATAATTGACTTTTATGTCCAAGTCGTCCAATAATTTAGATATGATGCGATAACAGTATTTATATCCTTTTCCTTCTCCATATTTTCTATCAAAAACCATTTCTGTTATGGCGATAAATGATTCAAAAACATCTTCTAAAATTTTTTGTTTAGAATATAAATGTTTTTCTCTGTCGATAGCAGTTGAAATAAATGGCCAAAACCCAAGTTTTTCAGAAAACCCTGCAAGAGTATTACTTTGTACATATTTTATCTTTAATTTTGTTAATATATCTACTGCTTCTGAACAATTTATTTGAGGGAATCTTCGTGTCATATACCATAAAACAATCTTGTTTACAGTTCCGTCTCCTAAAATTTCAACAAATTCGTAATTATTTACAGGATCAACAGCTGATGTTGTAAATGCTATAGAGTATCTTTCTAAAGATTTTTCGTCTAGTATATTTTCTCTTTCTTTTTTAGAAAGTTCCGTCAACTCTAATGAATTGACCAAAATATTTTTAAAAGTGTTTCCACGAGGAGCATAGAACATCATGTTTTATTTTAGAATAAATATTTATGCTAAAATATCATTTTTAAGATTAAAAAATAAATCTTAAAAATATTGTAAAAGAACACAAACTTTAAGAACTGTCTTCATCATAGTTAAATTTATAAAAAGGAATCAAATCTCGTTCTATTTTAATAATAGAACTTAATGCTTTCTTTTTATTTTTTATGAAAGAAATATTATCAAAACGACTTAACATATCTAATATAAAGCTATATGGCTTTGAAATATAACAATCTGAATGAAATTTTATGTTTATTACATAACATACTATAAAAATAAAAAATAAACTTATTTTATTAACTCTTTTTTTATTATTTGAAATAACATTTATAACTGTATTTCTTGTATTTTTTAATAGATCATTTGAATCTACATCATTGTATAATGTAAACTCTTCTTCATCTAAAAAAAGTGTAAAATCATTGTCGTTTGTGTAAGAGTGTCTTAAGTATATATCTATATGTTTTATCTTATTCATATAATCTTCGAACAAAAATTCAAAGTCCATTCTTATATTATATAACTATATAATATAATTTTTAAAATCATTTTTGTTTATGCGAATGAAGCAACAGAAGCTAAAGATGTACCACTTGGAGTAGACAATAAAGCCTTCTCCATTGTAGTAAGTTTTGGATTGATTGATGCAACACCAGTTGCGCCATTTTGTTGGACAAAAGTTGCAATGGTAGCACCAGCTTCGCTGTTTCCTGCAATTTGTCCGAGAGCTCCAACACGTAAATCTTTTGGCTGTAAAGAAGATTGGAACCATCCCTTTTGGCATGGATCGGTGCATACTGCTAAATCTCCTCTAATCAAATCGCTTCCTCCTGCAGCTTGGCGCCATCCTCCTAAACGACCAGAAGAATACATTAATCTTTCATACATCATAGTTGGTTTTCCTGCACCTCCATTTTCCATAGTAGATAATGGTAATAATCCATCTTGCGATGAAAAATCAGCAGATGTTTCTTTATTTCCTTTATCAATAGCATCTTGAAAACTCTTTTGATTTGCTATATATGAAGGTCCTTCGTAAGGAGATTGTGAAGGAGACATATATCCTTCAACAATGTTTGCATAATCCATTACACCGTCTAATGGTTTTTCTATGTATGAATTATTTCTATTTGATTGATATTCGTCTGTTAATCCCATCTTATCTAATGATGGAGGATTGTATCTAATTTGAGAAGGAAGGTTTAAAGATGGAGATTGTAATGGGATATTTTGATTAAATTGTGGATATGATACATAATCATTTGAAGTTACAGCATTTGATCCTAGACCTCCGTAAGAATAGTTTGGTTCATAACCTTCGTATGATTCTTTTATCATTGGATTTCCAGATTTTGCAATTCTTGAAAATTGAGACATTTGCTGAGCTCTATTTTCGTCTGCTTTATTTGATAGAGTTGCTAATTGTTGACGTTGAGGAACTCCTTGAGCATTCATTTTTGCTACAGTCGCGATAGCTTGTTTTAATTGTGGAGATGGTTCTGCAAAGTTTACACTAGATAGAGTTTCTTTGCCATCTACTTTGTCGACTTGAACAGTTTCGTATACTTTTCTTAATTGAATAGATCCGTTTGGTCCCCAGTTTTCTTGTACTGTTTCTTTATTAGAATTAAGACCCATGACTAATGCGCCAACTCCTACGGCTCCGAGTAATGTTAAAAGTAAGTTGTCACTCATTTTTATAAAAAGAGAAAAAAAATATTTTTATTCGTTTTACATTTGATTATTTTTAAATATATTTTAATTATAAAAATTTTGTTGTTAATGGTGTAAATGGAAAACTGATATTTTTTCTTAATAATATATTTTTTGTTCGTTCAATAGAAATCTCGGCTTCGAGAACTCTATTAATAAGTTTTAAATTTTCATTTCTGATTTTGTTGCATGTTGTTTCGAGATGATGTATTTTGTCTTCTAAATCTTTTATTCTTTCGACCTTTTCTTCTAAATCTTTTATTCTTTCGACCTTTTCTTCTAAATCTTTTATTCTTTTTTCATATTCTCTTTCTTTATTTTCTTCCATAACTTCTAATTCAGAGTCCTCTGATACTGAAAACCATTTTCCGTTAATTATGCTCATTTATTTAGTTATAAGAATACTTTATATTTTAATTAAAAAAAGGATTGAATTCTGTTAACGTATTTTCACTATTTTTTTCGTTCTTTTGAACATGAGGTTCCTCAATTTCTTTGGAGTTAGAAATGTAAGGTCTTGTATTTACAATCTTTGGAATATTTAATAATAGATCAAAAACACCAGTTCCTGTCTTTGGCATCTTTCCCAACATAATGCTAGCAGACACCCCATCCGTAGATTCTTTCTCACCATTTACACCCGCTTTTAAGAAATTTTCGAGACTTTCTTCAAATGATGCTTTTGCCATAGGTCCGCAACCAACTTTCTTTTGTCCGTAACGACTAATTGAAATAATTGTTCCTGTATATGCCATTACATCTACTAGCAACTCTACATTAGAAGAGTTTACAAAAGAACCATCACTACTTACCACATCCATGTATTCTTCGATAAGAAATTGTCTAGCAGCTTCAATTCCAAAAATATTATATATTTCCCACATATCATTACAAATAGTCTTTGTTTTATCTACTAATGGATTTGAAAATAAACCATATAGATTACTTCCTTCTGTAGTAATAACCCATTCGTCTTTTCTTTTTTCAAAAAAGATATCTTTAATATTTTTTATTCCACATATTCTAATATCATATAAACTTGGTAGAATTCTATCTTCCATATGAATAATTTTAACAACATCAGACGGAATAATATCCTCTTTTCCTCCTTTTAAATTAAATTCCGTTTTTTGATACTTTATTTTTTTCTTTTCTACATCTACTGGGTCGCTTGATTCATCGTCGTTTTCATCATCATCATCTTCATTTTCTTCAATATCATCAAAAGATAACTCTTCGATTTCGCTTTGATCAACTTCATTTTTATCACATGACGAGGTTGAATATTCTTCAAGTCCTTTTAATTCGCTAAAACAAGATTCTTCTACGAAAACGTCAATTATTCCCTTCCAATCTGGAGTATATAAAACAATAGCATCTGAATATTCATCGTTAATAGCTTTTGCTATTAATTTCATTGTAACATTATACTCATAAATAATTGATAAATCAATATAAAAACGAAGTCTCCAACCGAGTTTTGTTTTATCTACTTTATAAATATCGCAAAATAAATGATGCCATTCTTCTAGTGGTTCGTTTTTTATAAGTTCGTAATTTTTTACTATTTTTTTAAATGTAATATCTGTAAATGTATTGCCAATTCTCTTTCTAATATCCAAAATCTCTTTGAATTCTTCGTTTAGATAAATTAGACAGTTTATCATTTTAGGAGACTTTGTCGCGTTAAGAAGTTCTGAAAAACGAGGAACACCGACAACGACTGTTTTTACAGATAAACCACATGCATGAAAAGTATTTAGAGTTGTCTGAGTTTGTCTTTCTCCTAGAGATGTACTTGCTTGAATTCCGCACGCAAGACCTCCTTCGGCAAGTGATTTATAATATTGTTTTACGATTTCTTTCTTAAATTGTTCGTACATCTCAGGATATATGCAAACTTTTGTAAGATCGTTATATAATTGAGTTCTTATACGATTTGCAATTGATTTTCTAACATATTCCGGAAGACATTTATTTTCGTCGATAGACATACAAATGTCTTCAATCTGGTCCTCTGCTAAATTAACTTTTTTGGAAGCTTTCATTTCTATTATTTAATTTGAAATGTTTTAGATATAAATTTTCATTTTTATAAATATTTATAAAAATGAATTTATCCGATCATTATTTCTGCGTCAAAAATTATATCGAAATGTTTTTTTAAAAGAACTTTATAACCACTGTTTATAGTTTTGAAATTGTCATTTCTAATAAATTTGATCAATGCATTTCTAAATTTTTCAAAAGTTTTATTTGAACAATAGTTTCTGGTATTAGATTGCATTTCATTTCGAGTCCAAAAGTCAATCCACCCGTCTATAAACATATAAATAAAGTTTTCATTTTTAATAAAAAATGACATTATATCTTCTATGATATCTTCTACATATTTATTTGTCATGCAATCGTATACAGTGTTTACATCTAAACCATAATTTTTTACAATTATTAATATCTCATTTCCATTATTACAGTTTTGTATTTCTTCGAGCAAATCATCCATTTATATTGCTATAATTTAATTTTAAATTATAAAATTAAATCATTTTTAACTTGTAAATTTTACAATCAAGTTTGTAGTTTTTTCTTTATATATATTTCCTTGGTCTACAATTATTATGTTGTCTTTAGTTTCAATTAATTTTAAAAGTGATTCTTTATCCAAATTAATCACTACTTTTTTCTGTTCAATTAGAAATGATCTTCCAAAACATTTTCTACATGAATTAAAAGAACTTATATTCATATTGTTAATTGTAATATTATGTTCTACAGTGCCTTTTCCGTCACACTCGTTACAATAAATATTTCTATTATAAACAATATCAAACTTTGAGTTTTCTTGTATAGTCGGAACGTCTACTTTAATAGTACAATTTATATCTTTTTGTTCTTTTGGATCTATTTTATCATGTGTATTGGAGTTATTGACATTACCAGAATTAACAAAATTAAATATAAAATCAAATGGAGGCATTCCTGGAAAACCAGGAGGACCTCTGTTCATTCCTGGAAAACCAGGAGGACCTCTGTTCATTCCTGGAAAACCAGGTGGAAATCCAAACATAAATCCAGGTGGCATTCCTGGAAAACCTTGCATTCCCCTTGCATCGGAATTGTTAATATTATTAATATCATTCGCACCTTTAATACCGTTTATATGATATAATTCTCTTTTTTGTTTATCAGTGAGTATATCTAATGCTTCTTTTATTTCTATAAACTTTTTTGTAGCTTCCTCTTTGTTTTCGTTTTTATCAGGATGATATTTCAAAAGAAGTTTTTTTCCTTCTTTTTTTATTTCTTCTTCAGTTGAATTAGGAGATATTCCAAGTCTTTCGTATAAAATAGTATCAATCATTTTAATTTATAAATATTATTTTAAATTGCGTAAACTTTATAATTTTTAATATAAATTATAAATAATGTATCGCAAACCTCCAAAACCTATTCACAAAAAAATGTTTAACAATATAACATCTTTTCAAGTTACAAAAAAGGATGAAAAAAAAGAAAATCTAAATACATCAAATACATCAAATATTGTAAAAGTTGACTTAAAACAAGAAATTGAAAAGCCATTATGTATATTTTTACAATTACATAATGATATAATAACACCAGAAATTATAAATGATGTCAATAATATTTATAACTATTACAAAGATTTTGATGTTTATATAACAGTTATAAAAGAATCATCTATATCTCTCATTAATCAATTGGTTTCAAATTTAGAATGGAAAAATAATATTGTTAATATCGATCTATTTTTTAATAGAGGAATGGATATAGGAGCTTTTTTATGGCAATTAGAAAGAATAAAAAAGAGATATCTTTGTTTATTAAAATTTCACACTAAAACTGATTCATCGTGGAGAAGAAATATGATTGATCCTTTTATATCACAAAACATTGAAAATTATATAAATGAACTTGGCGACTTGAATAATAAAATAGGGTTTATTGGTGCAAAAAAACTATTTTCAAATCAAGAATGGAGAGAATTTACAATTACAAGAGAAATAGAAAAATCTTCATTCAAAAGAACAACTCATATTTTTGAACGAAGATTTATAGCTGGAAGTATATTTATGATTAACTTTGAGCTAATTATAAAAATGTTAAATAATTATAGCATAAATAAGTTTGTTAAATCTTGTTATACAAATATGCCAATAGGAAGGGTTAATGACAATATACCACATTCATTTGAAAGATTTATATGTTATTATCCGATATTATTGGGATTTCGTTATAAACTCATATGATTTTATATTATCTACATATACATACTCATGAAAGACGTTTCTTGATATTTGGAATTCTCTGTTAATTTTTCAGCCAAATCTTGATTTAAATATACTTTTTCATCTTTATAATATTTAGAAATTTTATTAAACCAATCATAATTAAAGTTGCTATTTAAATTGCAAATATAAAAATAAACTTTTTCTACAACTATTCCAATGTATCTTTCTAATTCTCTTACTCCTTTTTTATCCATTCCAGATGATGAAAGTAAAACCAATTTTTTAATACAACTTTCTTCGACAACTACTTTTTCTTTAATCTTTAGTTCATTTAAATATTTTGGAAATAAATAGTTTTTACATATTAATTCTCTTTCATTCGTACCATATTCATCAACTTTTATTATTTCAAGTCTATCTAACATTGCAGGATCCGAAGGCAATTCATTCATACTATAAATAAACCATATTTTACTCAAATCTTGTGTTATTTCTGGACAATAATTATCTCTAAATTCATTGTTTTGAGAAAAGTCTGTTATATGTAAAAGAGATGACATTATTTCTTTTTTGTCAGATGCTTTATCAAATTCATCAAAGAATAAAATTCCATTTTTAGAACCCATTCTATTTAAACATCTAGAAATCTCACCTAATCTACTACCAACATATGTATAATCATGGCCCATCAAGAATTCTGGAGAGGTTATTCCTCCAAAACTTATTTGAGCAAAGGGAAGATTTAATGATTCTGAAAGAGATTTTGCTATCGCTGTATTATGAGTTACAGTCCAATCTTCAAGAACAAATCTTTCATTTCCATCTAAAGTAAAACCGTAATAGGTTCCTTCTCCCATATATTTTATATTCAAATTTTCTTTGGGTTTTGGAACTAAAATCTTTATATTTTCAAAAAACTCATCGTATATACATCTATAACCCATAGATCTTAATAAAAAAACAACTTTTTCAATTGGTTTATCTTTTCCAACTTTTATATTCATAAACTTATCTTCATATGAAATATAAGTTTTATTTGATATCAAACCTTTATAAAAATACTCCTTTGATACGTAATTCCATTTAACACACTCATCCGGAATAACACTTTGATAATCTGAATTTAATAAATTTATTCCATGCATAAAAGCCTGGTGTGTACACGATAGATTTCCAGAATATTTTATAGATGTTGGATAATATTTATTTATTTTTATAGTCGAAATACCATCATCCTTTTCTTCTAAAAGAAAATTCTCTAAACATATATCTTCAATTTTTTTAGTTTCGGAATTTGTCAATGTTAATATATGACTCCTATTAACTATATAATCTTTCCCCGCTTCCTGTATAATTTTATACATTCTCTCTACACCACTTGTAATTGATAATACTTTTCTAGGTTTGCAATCATCTCCCATTAGATTATCTCCTACACGTACATCACGAGCCTTTTTAAATTTCAAATTATACATTAAAATAAGAGTATCTCCATGGAGACATTTTCCTACACCAGGTTTTCCTACCAACGCTATGTTACATCCTTTACTATTCTTTTCTCTAAGTTTTTTATTTAAAAATAAAATTAACCTTTCTTTTACATTGTTCATTCCATATAATTTATTATTAAAATGTTCTGATGTTTCCTTTATCTTTAATGTAATATCTTGAATTTCATTTTCATGTATTTTATCAAGAGGAAGAGATAATACAGAATTTATCCATTTTTTTAATTTTAATTTTTCTTCTCCTTTTTCTAAATCATCATATTCATCTAGTTTTTCTTCTAAAACTTTTAATATGCTTTCAGAACATTTTACTTCATTTAACTTGTTTCTAAAATAAACAGAATCATCATCCTGTTTTATCTTACATAAATCTCCCTTATCTTCTGACATATACTTTACATATAGTTTTTTAATTTTATTTCGAAGAAATAAATATTCTTCTGTACATTCTGGTATTTGTCTAAGACATTCAAATTGTTCTATTAAATTTGCGCGTCGTTCGTCATTCATATTTGCTTTTAGTATATCAATTATAGAAATTTCTCTGTTTTTTATTATATCTTTACATTTTATAAATCTTTCAAAACACTCTGGACTATTCTTTTTGAATTCAGCTAAAGCTTTTATATCTTCTTCATCTAAATTTTCAAAATTTAGAATCTCCTTCTCATCTAATCCTAGTTCTTTTAACTTTTTTGGATAAAGATAAACTTCATATTCGTCTAAATCCTCATCCTCATCTTCGTCCTCGTCTTCCTCATCTATATCATCTTCGTCCTCGTCTTCCTCATCTATATCATCTTCGTCCTCGTCCTCGTCCTCGTCATCTTCATCAGGAGATTCGTACTCGTAGTCTTCGTCTTCGTCTTCGTCTTCTTCGTCATCATCTTCTCGATCGTCATAGTAATTGTTTTTACAACAAATATTCAATTGATTTCTTTTTTTAGAACGAGTTTCCATTTTAATCTGTTGTTTTTATTTTTAATATTAAATTTAAAAATAAACAAAAATTACTTAAAGAAATCTGAGAAGTTTCTGTTCTCTTTTCTCGGATATTTTAACTACTTCTTCATCTAAGCCTGAATATATATCAATATCTATTTTATATTTTTTAGGATAAAACATTATCCCTTTAATTTCTTTTATCTCTCCGTCTTTATAAATAATATCGCTATTTTTTATAGACTTTAACATTATGCCAAGATTTATTAAATTATACAACTTCTTTAATTGATAGTCAGTAAGTTGATAGATGTTCTTTGATCTTATCAAATAATTCTGAAAAAGAATATCTTTTAAACTCTTTTTCTTTATTTCAGTCCATTCTGTATCCTTTATTTTTTTAAGATTCTTTTCTGTATCTTCAAACTCTATTAATAAAGCTTGTCTGTCATTTTTACTCATTATATTTAACTTCTCTTTTAATAATTTTATAACATCCTGGCATATCTTTTCGGGTTCTTTTCCTATAAATTTATAAGTAAATTCTTTTCCTTTTATATTAGAACATAAAAATCCTTTACTTATATAAGATCCGTGAAAGCAATTTCCGTAAGATAATTCTTCAAATGTTTCTTTCCAAAAAATATCATTCTTAACATAATCAACACATTTTAAAAAAATTGGATATATCACATCTCTTTTCAACGGCATCACCTATACTATTTAATTTAATCGACATATTTTTAAAATGTTATAACGTCTTAAAAAATAATTAATAAAATAAATAAAATGATAGACAATACTGTCTATGAAGTAAAAAAAAGAATTAGCGCTACTAATTTAATGCAACTTATTGACATTAATGGAACTAAAAAGAATTTTCAATCTGATTTTGTAATAACTTTAGAAGAACCAATAAAAAAAATAAATGTATGTGTAATTAATCAAAATCAACTAGACAATGGCGACTTTGATTTTGAAGAAACTGAAAATGGAAGATATAATAGAAGAGTTGTATATAAAAAAAATCAACAATTAAATCATTATATAGCAATTAAAAAACATCATTCTGATAAATCTCCTGATAATATAAATTGTGATGTAATAATACATTTGCAAGAATTAGAGCCAGATGTCATCCCCCCTCCTGTCTCGTCTAAATCTCCTATTTCTATAAAACCTCCTGTTCCATCTCCCGAATTAAATGCTATTCCAAACTTAAATTTTGAAATGCCAGAAGATCATAAAAATATACTAAGAGAAAAACTACAAAAATTAAGCGATGACGATGAATATTTATCTTACAAATTAAAAGAAAAATATAAGAAAGAAAATTTTGAAAATATACAATCTACACCATCTCAAAATCAAAATATAGAAAATAAAAAATTATACTTAATTATTGGATCTATTTGTATCCTATTATTTGGTTATTTATTTTACGTGAAAAAGATAAAAAAGTAATATTCAATGCTCTATATCACATTTTTCCGATAATGCTATTATAGCACAACATATTCTATTTCCAGCATTACCCGTCTTTAAAGATTCTTCTCTATCTTTTCCTTTGCCTAGTCCTAAATCATCTGGCTTTTCGTGAATAACAACAGATCTTCCTAAAATATCATAAACATTTAGTAATGAATCTTCATATTCATATTCAAATTTGCCATTCTCATCAAACACTATATTGTTAATTAAGTCTCCAGCGTGTCTTTCCATTTTATACAAAATACTCCCATGTGTGGTATTATTTGGATTGTAATGAGGTCCTAAAGATGTACATCCTTTTCTTAAATCTCCGTACTCATGAATATGAATAGCATGAGTTTTTAAAGGAGTTCCTTTTAAATAAAATTTTACTTTTGTGGAAGAACTAAAGTTACATTGGTGAAAATAAACATTTCCTTTTATTTCATTGCTATCTAAAATACATATTGCATTTATAGATCTATTATTTCCCATTAATTTTATATTCTTACATAAAATTAAATTTTATTTATTTATTATTCTATTCATAATTCATATCATCTCTAATATCGCATAATACATTATTTACCATAGAGCAATATTCTCTATTATCACAATCAGTTATTAAAAAACGACGCAAGTATGTAAGATAAAATTTGCATTCATTTTCTTTATTTTTTAGTTTTTCAAAAAAGTAATTATAAAATAAATTATACTTTTTATTTTTTTCTAAATTTTCATATAAATATAAATCAAATAAACATGAAAATTTAAAATTATCATAAAATATATATTCTTTTGAGTATAACCATTGATAATAATTATTTCTATTAATTGATATATAAATATCTTTATGTATTTTTAATAAAAACAACATTTGTTTTGAATTAAATGGAGCGTCTCTTTTTTTCCATTTGTTTCTTATATTTTCTCTCCTATTATGACATATATTTACTTCTTTTATAATATCTTCTAGTTTTTCATCTCTATTAATAGAAAATAATAATGATGTACATGTCATCCCACTTCTGCCATGCCCGCCTCTACAATGAATATATATTTTTTTATTATCGTAATAACATTTTTTTAACTTGTTTATGAATTTACAGTATGTAGATATACAATCAGGAACGTCATTATCTCTTATTGGATAATGCATATATTTTTTTGATGGAATATTATAAACTACTTCTTCTTCTTTGTTATCATTATAAATGAGTTCATCATCTACAGTCAAATTAACAATTAAATCAAACTTCTCTTCTATAAGAGAATCAATTAATAATTGATTAGGAAAAGGTCCAAAATATATCCTATTTGGAATTAAACAACTAATCCATTGATAAAGTTTATCTTTTTCTTTAAACAAATACATTTCTATTTAATATTCTATATTTTCTATAATAATCTATTTTATTTTTATAATATAAATAAAATGTCTTGCAATAAATCATTTCCTTATGTACAAATATCAAAATTTGGAACAAAGTTAAATCCGGTATTAAAACTTGATCCTGTTGGTTCTTCTATATATAAAGATGTAGACTCGAATTTTGACATTGGAGATAGTGCAAATATGTATGGCCCTACACGTAAGAATTCTCAGTTATATATGGCGGAAAAATGCTCAAAAAATTGGGACGGCGCATGCGAGTTTCTATCTAGAAATGTAGATGATACTCATTGTAATCAAGGAAAAATATCATCTCCTCTTTTTATGACCCAATATCAACCAGGAAAACAGACAATTGGAGATTATTTAGTCGAAAACGCTTCTGTAAGAAGATTTTGCGATTTAAGTTCTTGTATGATGACACAAGAACCTTATGATTATAATAATCCAAACTCTCCATGGGTAACATCTTATGGATGTAGCGGAGTCGAAAAATGCATGCCAGTATGTTTACCTCCTCCAAAACCAGATGAAGATATTTTGCTTAATAAAGTTTTAGATAAACCACATCTTCATGTAGATCTTCTTGTAAATATGTATAAAAATGTAATGAGTAATAATGATAGAGATAAATATAAAAATACCAGAATAGAACAAATTTTTAATATTTTTGATGTTTATGTTAAAATGCACGGAAAAATATAAATAAAAATAAAAACGAATTTTTTAATATTTCTAAAATTATATTGTAATTTTAGAAAATGTCAAGTAAAAACGTCAAAAGTTTAAAAAAATCTGATAAAAATCAAAAGTTATTAACAGATTTTTTTAAACTTGAAATATCCAAAGTTATCGAAAAAAATAAAGATGAATGGAATTGTATTATATGCGGAACAAATATGGGAAATAATCCAAGACAGCTATGCGGAAAATACTATTGTTTATACGAAAAATATTAATATAATGTTATATTATACATTATATTTTATCCAGAATATGTGAAATTTGAACAGTAGTAAGATATTACATATAAAGGACCTGTTATTAGTGCTAATAATATATGTAATATACGATGTTCTTTATCACTAACTTTAGAAGCTAATAATATAGCCCATAAATAAAATATCATTGTTATAATTGTAAAAATAGTCATTTTTGTTCTACATATATCTGTAGTACATTCATTTTCTTTTTCATCATAGTTCAGTAGAGCTTTTCTAAGAGCTTTATTATATGTCTGCTGATCCTTACAAACATTATCATCCATTTTTATTATAAATTACTTTTTTTTCATCCTCTTTTTTTATTATTATATATATTTCGACATAAAATAATATCAAAATCATCTTTACTATGTATATTCTAAGAAAAGATCTAATGCCCTTTTATTATTATCATCCATTTTTATTATAAATTACTTTTTTTTCATCCTGCTTTTCATCATGTTTTTCATCATCTTTTTTTAAATTCTTATCATTCTTATCATTCTTATCATTCTTATCATTCTTCTTAATAAAATCGTTTGTTTTTTCCTTGTTATCTTCTTTTGGTTTAATGTTATATTTTTTTTGAATTTCATGCAATCTCGCTTCTATTTCTTCGATCAAAGCATCTATTTTACATGTAAACATAACATCTTCAATATAAGTCTCTTTAAGATTTAATAAACCATTAATACTATTTTTAAGATCATTATATATATTTTGACATAAAATAGTATCAAAATCATCTTTACTATCTATATGCTGACAAAAAAGCTCAAAACCCTTCTTTATTGTATTATTAACAAAATATAAAGTATTTGTTCTATCATCAATATGAAAAAAACTTCTACTTAATTTGTCTATAAAATTATTCTGTTGAATATACATATTTTTTACATTTATTTTATCTCCTTTATTTAATCTTGATATAAATTTCAATTTTGGTATAATATCTTCATTCCCTCCATTCATTTTATTCATTTAATAAACTTTTTAAAATAACTTTAAGTAAAAAAAATCTTTATTTATTATATTATAATATAAAATGGCAACATATGGATACGATTCAATGATTAGAAAAAGTTGTGGATATCGTAATTTAGGAACTTATTACTCAAATTTATATGGAAACGTTACAAACTACGATGAAAACGGAAATATTGTTAAAGCCTCTGTATTTGTTTCTCCACAATTTGGAGGTGTACCAAACGAAAATTACGCTGTTACAAAATCAATGGCAGCAGTAGGAATGGAGAGCGTAGTCGCAGGAAAGAAATGTGACACTTGGAGATCAGGCCAATGCTGTGACGGTAGAGTTCTTTCCAAGAGTGCTTATACTCAATGTGAAAATGGTTTATGCCCTGGTTACTCGGCAAAAGGAAATTTAGGTTCTAGATATTAAATATAATTTAGAAATAATTATTGTTTAAATATTTATAAATATTTAAACATAATAATCGAATGTCCAAGAAAAAGAAGAAAAATAAAAAATATATGTCAAATGTGACAGAAAATTGTAATATTAATTTAAAATACAATAAAAATACTGTCGAAATTTGTATAGACGACTCGTCCAATCCTCCTGTAGATACAATAGATACACCTAATTCTCCTATAGATGCAATAGATACGCCTAATTCTCCTATAGATACACCTAATTCTCCTATAGATACACCTAATTCTCCTATAGATACGCCTAATTCTCCTATAGATACACCTAATTCTCCTATAGATACACCTAATTCTCCTATAGATACACCCAGTTCTCCTATAGATGATACACCCAGTTCTCCTATAGATACACCCAGTTCTCCTATAGATACACCCAGTTCTCCTATAGATACACCCAGTTCTCCTATAGATGAAATAGTTACACCCAATTCTCATGTAGATGAAATAGTTAGATATATAAATAATATAGACACAATTGAGAATCAATTATGCAAAAAAAACATAAATGGTTATGACACCCTATTTAATCAAGAAATAAAATATGATTATGAAAATATCAAAAATTATGATTATTTATTAAGCGTATGTTCTGTTATTGATAATCATAATGATATTATCAAAATGAGTGAAATATCAAAAATAGCAAAACCAAATAAAAACGAAAAAATCAACACATTTATTGGATTATACGAAAATCTGTATAATTTATATAACATAACAAAAAAAACGTATGATAATGCATTAATTGCAAATATAAAAACTAAAATGACTAAGGATATAATAATAAAACATGCAATAGATTTTTGTTCTAAAAAGAATTATGATTGGTTACTATATATAGATCCAAAATATATAAATGTAAATACAAATATAAATCTAAAACTATTTTCAGATTATAGAAAAGTGGTAATAGTTAAAGATTATTGTTACTTTATAAATCTTAAAAGTAATAATAATCTTGAATATATTTTATAACTTAATTACTTAATAGTAATTAAGTTGATACCCCAGGCAGGACTCGAACCTGCAATCTTAACCTTAGAAGGGTCACGCCTTATCCATTGGGCCACTAGGGTTTTCTATATATTAGAAAACATCTTTAAATAATATTTATTTTTATTTTATTTTTATTTTGCGAAACATTTTTCAGTTAGAACTACAAAAGCATCCATCCATTTCCAAATAGCAGCTTGGTCTTCTGAATCTAGAGTTAAAAATAAACGTTTAAAATTCCGCGCTTGCTGTTCTCCTACGTAAGAAAATAAAACATTATCATCGAAAAAGCTTTTATCACGACTTTGGATTTTTCCACGCTGAGGGAGTAGACTGTCTTTAAATTTTGTAGCTACTTCTGTGATAGGAGCACGATCTTTAATAAGTATTCGAAGAGCTACAAAGTCTCCTTCTTTTGGAAACATATCAATTAGTTCATCAAAAAATGAAATAAGAGTTTTTTGTAAATCAGAATAGGCTTTTAAATCTCCGTAACTCATAATTAATTTATATTATAATTTTATTCTTATAAATTATAATAATAAAGTACAAATACAATTGTATTTTGTTGTATTAAATTTCGTATCTGTAATTACCGCATTTACAACTGTTTCTTTGTCGATAATTTTATCTTTATTTTTGTATTTATCTTTTTCAAACTTCCATTCTTTCATATTTGTTTCAGGAATAAAAACACTGATGTTGTCATATATTTTACCAAATAAACCTTTGTCCAAAATAAGAGAAGGTTTGAAAGAAATAACGTCTTTTTTCTCAGGTTTTACTACATTTGCCAAAAACTTTATAGAAAATAAAACATTTGTAGAATCTTTGCTTATGATATTATCTATTGAAATTATATCATCATAACTAATATGAGTAATCATTCCATCGTTTTCGTTGCAAGTTTTTTCATATTTAACCTTTAGTAGAGAAACTACTGTTTTGATAATATCGTAGTTTATTAAATTAGGAGTAATTGAAATTGTTTTTACTAGTTCTACTTTCTTTTCCATCTCTTTCGATATATAATATTTAGATTTCTTATTAATTTATTTTCATTTTTATATTATAAATATTATAAATTAAATGAGTTATAATATAGAAGGATATTATAATGGAATACCTTCTTACAAATCAAATTGTCATTGTTATAAATCTTCTTATAATTATATAATCTTAAAAAATAAAAAAATAATAACAGGTATAAAATGGGAATGTATTGAATTTATAAGAAGATATTTGTCTATAACTTACAATATTACATTTGATTTTGTTGAAAATGTTTATGATATTTTAAATCTTAAATATTTTGTAGATTTTTATAAAATAAAGCCGATTTTTTTTGATTTATATAAAAAAAGTTCAAATTTTTCTCCAAAAATAGATGATTTGGCATTATTCTATTATAAAAACACTGGTCATATTGCTATAGTTTCAAAAATAAGAGATCATAAGCATATTGAAATATGCGAGCAAAATTGGGAAAAACCATGGGAAAATAGCGAATATAGCAGAGTTATAAACATAAAAGATCCGAAGATTATTGGTTTTTTACGTTTTTTATAAATTATTATTATAAATGAATGATATAAAAGATTATTTTTCAAAATATATAGAAACTAAAAATAAATTAAAAGAACTTGAGAAAAAAGCTGACAAATATAATAAAATTATACAAGATTATATGACAAAAGAAAATATAAATTCATTTGAACACGACCATGAAGATAAAACTTATAAATTTAAAAAATCAATAGTAGCTAGAGAATCTATATCTAAAAAAGAACTTCCTTCTGAAATATGGGATAAATATTGCAAATCTACTTCATACGTAATGATATCTATGAAAGAGATTAAAGAAATGAAAAAGTAACTTTTTAAAAATATTAATTTTAGTTTTTGAACTAAAATTAAAACTATAAAATAAAAAAAAAATTATAGATGATCAGAAGACTTGATAATTGCTTTTTGCAGTTTTATAGTTGAAACCCTGTGATTAACTCTATGATTGACTTTTGAATTTTGAGGGGATGACGATGAAGAGGAAGCTTTTTCGAATACATTTTCTTCATTATCGTCATTTTCTTTTTTAGACACAGGCTTTCCTGCTTTTTTACTTATTGGGTGATTTAAAAAATTTTGCGAAATTCCGAATGAACTCATTTATTTATAAATAAAATAATCTTTTATATTACTTTTTTTACTTTTTTACTTTTAAAAACAATAAATAAATAAAATGACAGCATCACATGGCTATTCTACATATAAAGATCTTGTTCAATCTTATGACTTATCTGATTTAAGAAGAATCGAAAACAAAGAACCTGTTTATAGAAGAAATTCTGTAATGGGATTTTTATCAAATCATAAAGATTTTACTATTTTCTCTTACTTATTAAAGATATCTAACTCAAATCTTGTAACAGACCAGATACAATTTAACTCTACTGTATTTGTATGTAATGATGAAATTCTCAAACAAAAGTACGGAGAAGATTTTTTCATGAATCTTGACCGAAATAGTGCTTTAAAAATATTAAATTCTAATATTCTTCCAAGAATAGTAGGTAAAAAAACGTTACTGGCAAGAAGAGTAGCTATTCTCGATACAAAAGATGGGAGAACACAGTTGACTTTATTAAATAATAACGGAAACTTATCCATTTCTACAAGATGTTCTAATCTTAATTTTATATCAGACGAGATAAAACTTGATAATGGAATAGTATACGTATTAGATGGATTATTTATACCTGAAAATTTTTGTTTCTAATTTGATATTATTTTTAATATATTTTTATAAAAATATATTAAATTCGCGATGACTACAGGATTCGAACCTATGAGGGAATATCCCAGTTGATTTCTAGTCAACCGCTTTAACCACTCAGCCAAGTCATCTTTATTTTTATTTTAATTAAAACTATTATAATCGTTGTAAAATGATCCAACTTAAGCCTTTACAAAGTGATGTTGGATGTGTTTTTGAAGATTGTAGTAAGTTAGTGGCTCGCTGGTTCCAAGTAGTTTTGATAGTTTCTCGTCAGGAGTAAATTGACGACGATCGCTTTGGTTTTGTAGATTGTTATTCTTTACATATTGACAAATAGCCTTGGTAACATCAACACGAGAAACAAGTTGATCATCCTTTAGTCCAGTAAACTTTTGCATATCACGGCTGATCTTTACTGGCTTCATGAAGCCAGAGTTGGTTGAACGTGGGGCATTTTGACGACGAACGCGACGAGATGAAACACGTAGAGAATCAGTACGTAGTTGTTTTACTTGTTTTAGAACAGAACGTAAAAAACGTTGACCAACTGGACGAGCCTTCTTGCCATCATCACCACGTAGTTGAGCTACTTCTTCTTCTAGAGCATGAACTAGGGTATCAAATTGTTGTTCTAGATCTTCGCGAGTAACTTGACGACGTTGTTTGCGACCAGTGGTCTCTGATGATGAAGCATCAGCTGATACTGAAGCTGATGCGGATGCCGAGGCGGAAGCTGAAACTGAAGGCTCTACAACTGATGAAGGAACTGAAGACTGATCACGCTTTGAACGTGATGCTGATTTCTGTACTTGCTCTACAGCTGATTTAGCTGCTTCTACAACAGTTGATGGAGTTGATGGAGTTGATGAAGTTTTTGAGCTTGAAGTTGATTTAGTTTGCTTTGCCATTTTTTAATAAAGGAATATATCTTTAAACTGTAATAAAATATTTTAAAGTTTTACCCGATAATATAGTTTAAAAGTAAATATTTATTTAATACTTTTAATTCAATTTATAAAAATTATTTATTTTTTTAAAGATTTATAGTTTTATTTAAATAAAAAATGGACAATTCTAAACATTTAGCAGTAATTATGGATGTTTGCGAAAAAGCTCTTAAAACAGGAAAAAATCTTGACAAATCGAATGTAGTTCAAATTCTTCATAGTGTAATGGAGGTAGTAGAAACTGTTTCAAATTTAACTGGTCCAGAAAAAAAAGAAATAGCTATAAATTCAATGAACTATATTGTAGATAAACAAGACATAAAAGAAGAAGAAAAATTCGAGTTAAAATCGTTAATTAACGTTTTAGCTCCATCTGCTATTGATATTATAGTAAATGTGGGAAATGGAGTAAGCCAATTGGTCAAAAAATCGGCATGCTATTGCTTTTAATTTTATCATTTTTTATCATATGCTTCTTCAAATTCTAAATAAAATTCATCGTCATCTCCGTACAAAGGAAATCCTGTAGCATATTCTGGTATATGTCTCTTGTTATTGCTCTTATTTTCTTTGTTATCTTTTATAAATTTTTCTTTAGCCTGAAGTTTACTTGTTACGTCTAATAAAAATTTTCTTATTTGAGTTTCATCATGATCTCCGTCATATCTAATAAAAGGCTTTCCATTTACATATAATATAATTAATGGAACGTATTCAATAGGAACAATTGTATTTCTACTCATCATTACAATAGTATTTTCAGTTGTAACATTTATCATTCCAAATTGACAACCTCCAATAGTTCCTGGTAATTTTTTGAAAATAGGAATTAAGCGTTGACAATATACACATCGAGGAGAATAAAACAACACAAGACTAACTCCTCTTATAACATTACATACTATATCTCCTTTTGTTCCTGCTTGGACATTAAAATCTTCTGATTTTAAAAACAATAATCCACTCATTTTTATTTAGAATTAAAACTCTTTATATTCTTTTATTTAATTATTTTACTTTATTTTTTTAAAATTTATTATTTTCTAAAATAAAAGTAAAATAACTTATATACTTTAATATAATCATCAAATATTAATATTTCTTATTAATTATAAGAAATATTTCAAAATATATATACTAAAATTTATTTTAGAGATTTAGAAAAAGTAACTTTTTCTAAAAGTAATAAAAAAATATATTACTAAAAATAAAAGAATGGCTTACATGACAAAAAATGGACAAGTAATTGAACAATCTGTAAAAGAAAACTTTTCATACAGTTTTTCGTCTGGAAATAAATCTTTTTTATACGTAATATTATTAATTATAGTTCTTGTTCTTGCAGGAGTTGGTTATTATATGTATAATAAAAAAAGACAACAAAAATAAATATTTAGTTTAAAGAATTAGTCTATGATATAGATTGTTTTCAATCGAAAAAAAGCTCGTGTAGCTCAATTGGTAGAGCGTTGGTCTTATGAGCCAAAGGTCGACAGTTCGATTCTGTCCATGAGCATATTTTATACTTCTAAAGAAGTATAAAATTTATAATATGTTTTTTAGCGTTTTATAGTAAACCAATTTCTTTATTTAAAATATATTTTAAAGATTTAGTCTATAATATAGATTAGTTTCAATCAAAAAGCTCGTGTAGCTCAATCGGTAGAGCGTTGGTCTTATGAGCCAAAGGTCACCAGTTCGATTCTGGTCATGAGCATATTTTATACCCTTCAAAGGGTATAAAATTTATAATATTGTTAATATCTTAACACTTATTTTTTTCTTTCCATTCCCTCTTTTTTTGTCTGAATAAATCTTCCATAGATCTTCTATAAAAAAACTGTTCATCTGTTTCATCTTCATTATAAGGAAAAACTTTATTTATATAATCTGTGACATTTCCCCCGCTTTCTATAATATTAATCATCATCTCTTCGTCTGTAAGTTTTTTAACTAAAATCTTATCTTTCTTTTTATTTTTATCTAAAAATTGTTTCCTACATTCTCTTACCATATGTTGCTTACATTTTTCAGTATATTTGCTTTGTTGTCCATTTTTCTCTATAATATTGTTTAAAGCATTATAAAAAACAGAATACTCTGTCTGAGCATCTAAAGGAACATTATTTTTATTAAAGTATTCAAATACTTCTTTATATAAAAAATTATTTCTATCTTTAATAGTATTCAAATATTGTGGTAATAACATCTCTAAATCAGGATCAACAATTTCCTCTTCTTTTTCATTAAGATATTTGAATATATTTCGCGAAGGATCAGTACATGTAATATGATCTTCTAGAGAACGAGTAAGGTGTTTTGTCAATCCATTTATGTTGTAAGCATTATCTATCGTAAAAGTTGTAGCACAGTTTCTTAAAACTTCATTCGTCAATGGCATATTTATATTTATTGTAGTAGTAGGCTTTTCCGCAAGTTTCATTGTAACTCCTGTTGATATAGATTGAAGTTTATCATTTTGTTCTTTTAGTATTTTATTGTAACTTTTATATTCCATAACTTCGACCTTAAGTTTTGTTATTAATTCCTTGTCTTCTTTAATTTCAGATTCATATCTTTCCAATAAAGACTTTGTATTTAAATGATCCTTTATTTCCTTTTCATATCTTTCCAATAAAGACTTAATATTTAAACGCTCCTCTTTTAATTCCTGTTCACATTTATCCAATAAAGACTTGATATTTAAACGCTCCTCTTTTATTTCCAACTCGTACTTGTATTTAGAAGTAAATCGTTCTTCCTTTAATTCTAAATCGTACTTATTTACCAAATTTTTAAGTTCAATATTTTCATTTTTTAAAAATTCAAATGACTCTTTTGTCTGATCATAAAGTTTTGATTTTTTAATTTCTTCTTCATACATTTCACATTTTATTTTATGTTGTTTATAATATTGAATACCAAGTCTCTTTTTACATTTTTGACATTCTATCACCATTTCATCTTTATCTTTTCCTTGTAATTGTAAACAACTTTTAGTTGTTTTTTGGTGTCTTAATAAACATATTTTTGATGAGAATTCTCTATCGCAAAAATTACATTTATTTTTACTTTCATTATTCATTTTAGATTTACACTTTATTTATAGTTTAAAATTTTAAAACCTTTTTTCTTGCTGTGCAAGATTTTTTTCTTGCTGTGCAAGATTTTTTTCTTGCTATGCAAGATTTTTTTCTTGCTATGCAAGATTTTTTTCTTGCTATGCAAGATTTTTTTCTTGCTATGCAAGATTTTTTTCTTGCACATGTAAAAAAATAAAAAATTATTTTTTTAACGAAAAAATTACAATTTTTACCCTTATTTAAAGATCAAATATTGTTCTAAAATGCAAAAAAATAAAATTTTATTTTTTTGCATTTTTTTTATAAGTCCCACACACACAAAAAAAATGTGTGTGTGGGACTTATAAATTTTTTTAAAAATTTCAAAATTTATAAAAATTATATTATGAAATTTTTAAAATACTATTTGCTGTATCTAAACCTGATAAATAAGCTCCGTGAACAGTTGCAGGATATAAAGAAGATGTTGCTTCTCCTGCAAAAAACACTCTATTTAATAAAGGAGATGATATTTGTTTTCTATCTGATGGCTGAGAAGAACCTACGGCGCTATAAGAGTAAGATCCTAATGTATGAGGATCACTATTCCATCTTGTTATCGCATATTTTATTGGATTAGGTATATTTGGACCATATATTTTCTTAAGAGCATTCATTGCAGAATTAACAATTTGTTCATCTGGCCAATTCTCCATTTGACTAGCTAGATCTGCTGTAGAAAACATTACTAATATTGGTTTATTTAGTACATTAGCCAAGTTGAAAGATTCATTCCATATGCCTTTTGATTCTGAAATATAATTTATAACTTCGACATTTTTATCCCAAAAAACTTTAGGAAACTCTAAAAATAGTTTGTTTAATACTCCCATATTTATATTTTTCATAGCATTAACTTTTGTTTGTGGCAAAGGAGGATTGAATTTAATTTTTCCTGATTTTAAAACTCCTATCGATACAGTAATAGCTACATAATCTGTATTATATTCTTTATTATCAGATGTTTTTACAGAAACGCCCTTATTATTATAAGTTATTGAAGTAACTTCTTTGTTTAATTGTACATCAATTCCTTTTAATAATTCTTTTACTATTTTATCATATCCTAAAATCATTAGATCATTTCCTTTAAATTCTTCGCCTTCATCGTAATTTTTAAGAGACATATATTTAACATCGGAACCATATTCATGTTCTAAATTTACATTTATAGCATAATTCAGTTTAATTTTATCGTCATTTGTTATATTTTGTATATTTTGGTTAATACAATCTTGAATTGAAATATCATTTTTTAGACTTCTTCTATTACTATTGCATTTGTTCATTATTGTTTTATATATGTTATCAACTTTCGAATCTTCTATAGGTTTGCCGTCATAATTGTATAATTGGTTATTTTCATAGTTTGTAACTTTAGAAGGTATTTTAAAGTTGTTTACTAGTTTTGTTATTGGATTTCCACTACTTTGGTGTATCCATCCTGCGCCTAAATCAATAGGAACTGATAGAGTAGAAGAATCATTATACATTCTTCCTCCTACTCTATTTTTTGCCTCTAAAACTAAAACTTTAAATCCTTTGTCTTTTAAAGTTTTTGCTATTATAGCACCTGATATTCCAGCGCCTATTACAATAATACTTTTGTTTATGGGGGTTTTAACAGGGATATTTTTATTTCTAAAATTTAAAAAAGGTAATAAAGGAGGTCTTGAATTATTTGAAAAATATAAAAGAAATAAAATAACAATTAATGCTATTAATACAATTGAAAATATTATCAATGGTTTCATTTATATATTATAATATAAATGAAAATAAAATTCATACTGTTATCAATTTTTCTATTATTACTTTTTTTATTTTTTGTAATTCTTATAAATCAAAAATATGAAAATTATACTGAAAAAGAAATACAAAAAGAAATAAAAAAAATAGATAAATCAAAAAGTATAAAAAATACTCCTTATACAATAAGTACTGGACTTTTGATAGACTCTTTAATAATATCCAATAGTATAAATGAAAAAGAGAATGAATATGATATTTATTATGAAGAATATAAAAAACGAAACGATCCTACTGATAAGAATTATAAAAATTCATTCATTTTTGTAAACTTGGATATTACCAATTTTGAAAGATTAATAAGTGATAAATTATCCCCTAATAATATATTATGTAAAACAATTCATACTTATGAAACTTTAAAAAATAAGATTAAAAATAAGAACATTATTTATACTGGATTTACATCTTTAGATAGACATAATCCAAGTGTGATAAAAGACTATAAATCTTTTATTCATAATGTAGGAAAATCTCCTTATAAAGGAACTAAAAATGTTATAAATGTTTGGAGAAAAAATCCAGACTTTCCTTTATTGACTATTATATGTAGAAATAAAAAAATATTAGATAATGTAGAGATAAAAGACAATAAAAATATAAATCTAATAAACAAGTATTTAACAGAAGAAGAACTGACTTATGAAATAAACAAAAATGGTATTCATATATGTCCTTCTAATCATGAAGGATTTGGACATTATATAAACGAGGCTATGTCTGCAAAATCTGTGGTATTGTATACAAATGCTGTTCCTATGAACGAATTTTATGGAATACCAATAGATATAAATAAAAATATAAATGCTGTAACAAATAATGGTTGGTGTCCTTATTATCAAGTTGATGAAAATCATTTAGAAAAAATAGTAAGGAATATTATGAATAATAAATATGATTTAGAAGAAATTGGAAATAATTCTCGTATACATTATATAAGAAATGATTTAAAATTCAAGAATAGAATTAAAAATATTTTTGTTTAATATAAATGAACAAAAATCTATTGACATTATTAATATTATTCATATTTCTATTTCTTTTAGCAATAGGAGTATATAAATATTCGCAAGAAAATTATTTTCAAGAATACAATGGAATAATTCCTAATTATAAATTTTATAGACCATTTCCAATGGACCAATCGGAAGATATTTTACAAAAAGATAGATGCAAGTCTTGTAAAGGTTATAATAATATACAGTACGAACCTTATTGTCCTCATAATTGTAGACAATATGGAGTATCTTTATGTGACCAAGGAAGGATATTATAAGATTATAATTTAAGATCTATAACCTCCTACACCTACAGAGGATTCTTGTTCTCTTTCTTTTTGCATTTGTAAAGCTTTTGATATAGTACTTCCTCCGCCACTTCCAGATTTAATTGTTCTTTCGGGAGCTAATCGTTGTGAGTTTTCTGAATCTATATCAAATTTCACATTTTTTGGAACATGCATATAAGTATTTACGGCATTTTCTTTATCTGATCTATCTCCGCTATCTATAATATCATTCTCCAAATCTGCAATTTCTTCTAATGAAGATAGATTATTTATAGTTTGTTGCATCTTTTTTACACTATCTTGTTTTGGTTTAGGTTGAGGGGGTAATTGTGAAACAGACAAATCTTCCTCGTCTTCTATTACTGGTGTAACTGGTGTGACTTTTGAAATCTTGGGATTTTGTTTTGTCACATTATTTACACTACTTACATTACTTACACTACTTACATTAACGTTTGGAGATTGTGATACATTTTGAAGGTTTTGCATGTTTTGAGGAGGTTGGGGATTTGATATCATTTGAGGAGGTTGAGAATTTTGTAACATGTTAAAATGATTTTGTAGTAATAAAAAAGCCTTATCGCCTTCAAATAATTCAGTAAAACCAGTTAGTTGGTTTACTCTTGCTATACAAGGAACTTCTCTTATGTTTAATTTATCGCTATATACGATTCTTTCTCGTGTTTTTTTATTATCTATACATAATATGTTGCTAGGATCTACAAAAGAAGCATCTAATAAATCCATAAATTTTCTACAAGCTTGTGAAAATTTACTATAAATTAAAATGTTTATGTTGTTAGACTGAATCATTTTTGATTTATAAGTTATATTTAAATTAGTTATTTAAGTTTAATAACATTTTTTAGTTTTCCATTTGAAGTTAATACTTGATATGTTTTTGTTATTTTTGGTCTTTCTACTTTCTTTAAAGTGTTAGATGATATAAATTGTTTATCAGGCTTAAATTGTGTAAATGATAAGGCATTAGCATTTACTCGATTTATATCATTTGTATAATTAGTTTTAAAATTAGCTCGGAAGTTTGGATTTGGGTGTTTTATATTTTTTTTATTATCTTTAGTATTAAGATTAACACAAAGGTTATATTTAAAGTTAGTTCGGAAGTTTGGATTTGGGTGAGATTTATTCATAACTTTTTATAATTATATTTATTTATAAAATATAATATAATAAAACAATGGAAAAGTATGGAAAAGTTATAGATAGTAGTTTAGAAAGTTTAGGATTTTCGTATGACACTCCTTTAACAGAAGCTCTTGAAATATCAAACAATGTAAACATAAATAAACAATATGATAGAAAAGTTGATTTTAACCAATTCGTAGGATGGGACCAACAAGCCTCTTGGAACATATTATTAGATAAATTATTTAGTAAGTATACGATAAAATTAATACAAGAAAAAACTGCTTATTATTTAGATGGTGTTGATAACAAAGGAAGAAGAATAATGCCTTCTGAAAATGTTGTTGAAACAGCTTTACTTGGAATATTCAAAGATTATAGACCTAGAACAGGTGATATATACGGAAAATATTCTGTCGTAAATCCACAAGATAGAGACGATTACAATTATATTGTAGATATGACTATCTCTTTTTTGGTAAGAGAAATAAGAAATGATATAGAGATGTCTCAAAATAATGAAAAATTAACTATATGGACAACTTTATTAGGAGATTTTAATGAACATGGACTTAGACAATATCCTCCTATTAAAGTAAGAAATAAAAGACCAGATCCAATGTTATTTCATATGAAATATTAAATATTATAAAGGAGAGAATTAATAAAACATTATAAATTTATAATGTTTTATATAAAATATAATGGATACCAGATTTTGGGGAGGACCAGGTCATAAACTCTTACATTCAATTGCGTATTGTTATTCTTTCGAAGAAACTGAAAAAGATCCTGAAAAAGTAAAAAAAATTAATATTCTAATGGCATCTTTAAAACATATATTGCCATGTATATATTGTAGGAGATCTTATTCTAAATACATAAAAGAACTTACTATTAAAGATTTTAATAACGAAGAAAATAATTATAACATTTTTAAATGGTTATATTTGATACATAATAAAATAAATGATAAATTAAGAAAACAAGGTTATCTAGAAGAAAATAATCCTAAATATTCTGAAATTTTAGAAAAATATAAAAAATACGTAAAAAATATAAATTGTATGATCGGTTGGGATTTTCTTTATTCTATTGTATTTGACTATCCAGATTATTCTTTCGAAATGTCAAAAAGCAAATACAATTCATATGTAAACTTTTTTACCATTCTAAAAGATTTTTTGCCATGTAAAAATATAAGAGAACTATATAAAAATTATATTGAAAAAAATCCAATCGAAAATAACATGGAAACAAAAAATGATTTAAAAAAATGGTTGTATCGCTTAGAAAAAAAGATAAATAAAAGATGTTGTAACTACACTAAGAGATGTAAAAAAATAGAAAAATATGTAGTTTCAAAATGTAACAATAAAACTTGTAGAAAAAGTAAAAGTAAAAAATAATTCATGAAGAATATGCTTCTGATGTATGATTTTTAGGAGGCTTTCCAATTATGAGTGTCTCCATAAAATTATAGTTTAAAAATAATATTTTTTTGTGATACGAATACTTCCATATGTTATATGTTAAAGATAGCTGATCTCTATATGACTTTCCAATCATAAAATCAAATACGTTTTTCATGAAATCTCTAGTTTCGTTATTATTATTATATACTATTATATTAGTTTCAGCTAATCCATAATTAAGAGGCATTTTTTCTTTTTTAAAAAAATTCTTGTTGATAGAAACTCTCTCTGATGTATCTTTTTTAGCTCTTACTACTTCATCGCACTCCTTGTATATACAATTTCTTTTTGGATGTGTTTTAAATATAATGTTTTTTGAATTTTTATTCATTATATTATATATATAATTAAGGTCATTAATTCTATCATGTTTAAAAGTAATATAAGCATCAATCCATACAAGTTTATTATACTTTTCTAAAATGGGATGACCATTCCATTTTATATTTCTAGCACACATTACATTACAATCAAACGATTTTTCAACTTTGATAATTGTCCACGATGTATCAAAGATTTCTATATCAAAATTTGTAAATAAAATATAATCCCATCCTGGAATTTTTTCAAAAAATCCTGGCTTATCTATTGGATTTTTATTTCCAAATATAGCAGTATAAAAAGCATTCTTATTTTCTTCACTCATTTATTATTTAAAAAAGATGTTTAAATGTTTAAATAAAATAACTTTATTAATACATAAGTCTATAACGCGATGAGACTTGACGACTTTTTAATAAATATCTTTAACTAAAATTAAAAATAATTTATTTTTAATTTCTTTCAACTGAGAACTTCTCTATATTATAACCGAGAAATTCGATCATACTGTAGAATGTTTTCCTAGTTGAATTGTAAAAAAATGAAATCGTATTGTCATGATATTTTAAGTTTCTCTTCGTCTTCATTATTTATAATTACGTTAATAACTTCACCTTCATATAAGTCTTGTATCCAATCTTTTCCTTTAAAATAAGGAGGCGTGTCTTTTTCATCATCTCTAAAGAATTTCATATGATTATAACAGAAAACTTTATTATCTATTGAGACCAAAGTTCTCTCTAGATCAAAAATACCTTTTGATGTATCAAAGCATACATTGTATATTTCTCCTGAAAGTAACTTTATATTTACGTTTCTCATTCTTATAGTATTTTTTTGATACAAGTATTCTACATACTTTTTAATTATAGAAAGTCCATCATTTCCTCTCCCCTTCTTTTGACCATTCTCACTAGACCATTTATCAAATTCTAAAAGTCTTAGAGGATACCATTCAAGACCATAAGATCCTGCTTCGTATTTTAGATGTATCATCCTTGTCTTTTCCGTTATTTTCATATATTTGATGACATCTTTGTTTCTTGTTCTTTTTCTAAAAAAATATTTTATATTATTATGATATCTAAGGTGTGTATAAATAGAATCAAGCGTCTTTTCATACTTACGAATAAGATGATGAGTCACCTTTTCTGTCTCATCTGCGATGAGGTGTAAAGATTTAAGAATAACAGCCCACTTTGACATTATTTATAAGATATTATCCTTAAGATAGTCCTTTAATTTATCATTTTTATAAGTATTAAATATTCTTAATTTTGAGTAAATAAAAATATTATTTAAATATAAAATGGCTTCTGTTCGAATAAAATCAAGAAATAGAAAATCCCCTGTTAGAAATAGAAAATCCCCTGTTAGAAATAGAAAATCCCCTGTTAGAAATAGAAAATCCCCTGTTAGAAATAGAAAATCCCATGTTAGAAATAGAAAATCCCCTGTTAGAAATAGAAAATCCCCTGTTAGAAATAGAAAATCCCCTGTTAGAAATAGAAAATCTCCTCAACCTCAACCTCAACCTCAACCTCAGCCTCAACCTCAACCTCAACCTCAAACACTACAAATAAATGATTTATTGAAAGAATATGAAGATGAATTAATTAAAAATAAAGATTTGATTGAAAGTGATCAATTTCGGTGCGTAGAACCTTATTCTAAAGGAGATACTTCTGATATGAAAAAACGTTTGAATTCTTGCAAACAATCTGGGAATTATAAGATAGGTTATTCTAAATTTTTTAATAATCGACAACAATGTATTGAATATTGTAATGAATAATTATATTTATATTTTTACTTGAAATAAAAATATATTTTATCCTTAATAATATTTGATTCTGTAAATATTTTTTTATAAGTTCTAATTGTAGCAATATTGTCAATGTGTGTAAAAATCTTGAATTTGTTGTTTGTTCCTAAACTATTTAATACATTAATTAACAATAGAAAAGCGTAATTGTTTCCTCTAAAATTTTCTTCGACAAATACAATATCAATTTCATGATAAGTATTTAACCCAATTTAACAGAACAAACTGCAATAATATCGTCATCATCATTTATAATATGAAACCATATGTCACTTTCAAATAAAATACAATTATAACGAAAATCAGGAGTAAATACTAAATGGTATTTGTATTTTTTATATAATTCAAATAACTTATTATATCATAAACATTTTTATAATTTTTTAAAATACAATGTTTGATTGCAATTTTTAATTTTATTAATATTTTGACTAAATAAAATTACTATTTAAATATAAATGAAGCTTGTAAGAAAATCAAGTGTCCCTAGAAAGTCTGCTGAAAGAAAATCGAGGGCTCCTAGAAAGTCGGCTGAAAGAAAATCGAGGGATCCTAGAAAGTCCGCTGTAAGAAAATCGAGGACTCCTAGAAAGTCTGTTATAAGA